CCCCGTTCCTTGGGCGACGGCGATTATGAGCAATGCGCGCCAGTTCCAGAAATACACGGAGGCGGCAGTTGTCGCGGCGCGCGTCGGCGCGTGCTCCACAACTTTCTTTGAGTCTGAACTAGGCGGCGAAGATGGAGTGAGCGCGGCAACGCCTGACCCGCGAGACGTGAACGCGCTAATGATGCAAATGAACCCCGGCGCAATGATTGGATTGCCACCCGGAATCAAAGCGAAGATCAACAACCCGAACAATCCCAACCGCGCTTTTGGCGAGTTCCGCAACGAAAGCCTGCGCGAGTTTTGCGCCGGATTGCCCGGCGCATCGTTTCCCGTCATTGGCCAAAACTACGCCGAGATCAATTTCAGCGCGGGCCGATTGGATCGACTCTCGACAACTGGCGCATGGCAAATGCTCCAAGAGTTCGACATTGAAATGGCAGAACGTCGCATCTTTGAAGAGTGGTTGAAAATGGCGCTCATCACGCAAGCCGTGAAGCTGCCAATCTCCAAGTTTGAGAAGTTCAACAAGCCGCATTTCCAAGCGCGACGTTGGCCGGGCGTTGACCCGATGAAGGAAGTCAACGCAGCAGCCTCCGCAATCTCCAATAAATTCACCTCGCGCACCGCAGTCATTGAAAGCGGAGTGTGCGGCGAGAGCGGCGACTTTGAAGATACCATCATCCAACTGGCCGAGGAAGAAATGATGTTGGAAAGCCTTGGTATGTCGTCCGCTACCACGGCGGACACAATGGAGCAATCCGATAAACCCGCAGAGGAACTAGACGATGAAGATTCAACCGCCACCGAACCAAAACCGAAAGTCGAAGAACAAGAGGAAGATTAAATTTCAGCCAATCCCGAAACCATTACTCACGCAAGAAACCAAACTCCTAACACGATGAAAACTCTCAAGATTCCAAACCAACTATTCCGCGAAGGGATGTCACAAGTTGACAACGGCACTTTGCGATTGAGTATTTGCAGCGATCAACCGTATCTCCGCTATAATTGGGCAGACGGCGAGCAATACTATGAAGTGCTCGATCACAGCGAGGGAAGCATTGACTTGTCCCGACTTAGTAACGGCGCGGCATTGCTGTTCAATCACAAGCGCGACATTCAAATCGGCCTCATTGATTCGCCCTCGATTGAAAACGGGCGTTGCTATGTCAATGCCAAGTTATCAAACGCGCCCGATGTTGCCAGCTACAAGACTCGCGTTGAGGAAGGCATCTTGAAAGACACATCCATCGGCTACGAGGTCACGGACGATGGCACGCAGATTGGAGAGATTGACGGCATACCAGCATACAAATTCAAGTTCGCCATTCACGAAGCATCCTTAGTGACTATTCCCGCCGATCCTACGGTTGGCCTTGGACGTTCGCGCAGCGAAGAACCGAAGGGCGGACTAAAAGAAATCAGCATCGGCGTGAAAAAGGATATTGACTTAACGCAAGTAAGTTGCAATAAGCCGTCCATGACCAAGGAAAACGAAGTCGCAGAAACTCCATCGGAAATACCCGCACCCGTCGAAACTCCCGCGCCCGAAGTTGTGGAAACACCTGCGGAAACGCCCGTTGAGACTCCCGCGCCAGAACCAACCGCAGAGGAAGTGAAAGCAGCCGCCGTGACTGGCGAACGCACCCGCGTTGCTGAACTCCGCAAGTGGGCAAAAGACATTTCCGCGTTACGCAACATTGATTTAACCGAGCCTCTTTTCTCTCACATCGAAAGCGGCAAATCACTTCCTGAGTTCAAGGAATGGGTGCTCGAAAACGAGTTCAAATCCAAACCAACCGCTTTTTCGTCCGAAACCAGCAACGCCAACACGCTTTCGCGTTCAGCGTTCTCCGCTCTATCTCCCGCCGAACAATCGGCACATTGCGCGGCGGGCGGGCGAATCAAAGACTAACCAATCCAGTTCACACTTACTCACACAACTCTTAAATAACTAACTCAAATGCCTAATACGCTTACTAACCTGATTCCTTCCGCTTACCGCGCACTTAATGTTGTGTCGCGTGAACTGGTTGGCTTCATCCCATCCGTTCAACTTGACCCTAGCGCCGAAATGCTAGCCGTTGGTCAAACGATCTACATCCCGCAAGCCCCTGTCAACTCGGCTGGCAAAGACATCTCGCCCGCAATGGCGTTCCCAACTGCCGCCTATCAAACCATTGGCAGCAAATCGCACTCGCTCACCAAGCAGCGCGCTTTCCCGTTCTCTTGGCAGAACGAAGAGCGCAAAGCGATGGATTCAGGCCCCGGCTATCTCTCCATCAACGAGCAGCAGATCGCGCAAGCAATCCGCGCTTGTGTCAATGAAATGGAAGTTGACATTGCAGTTGCAGCTAAAAATGGCGCATCCCGCGCTTTCGGCGCAACCGCTGGCACGGCTCCCGTTCTCACTGATTGGGCGCAGGCCAAAAAGATTCTCGACGACAACGGCGCGCCTTCCACGGATCGCACCAGTGTTTTTGACACCACGGCTGGCGTTGCTCTCCGTTCGACCAGCAACCTTTACAAAGTGAACGAAGCTGGTGACGGCGGAAGTCTCTTGCGCCAAGGTTTGCTCGGCAATCTCTTTGGCTTCAATCTCCGCGAATCCGCGCAGATTCAGACGACCACGAAAGGCACGGCATCAAGCGCCACCACGGACAACGCAGGCTACGCGGTCGGCGCAACCGTTCTTACGCTCGCTTCGGCTGGAACTGGAACCATCCTCGCGGGCGACATCATCACCTTTGCTGGCGACAGCAATAAGTATGTCGTTGCAAGCGGCGATGCCGATGTTTCCAACGGCGGCACAATCACACTGGCAGAACCCGGACTGCGCGTTGCAATGAGCGCGGCAACCAAGGCGATTACCGTCTTTGGAACTTGCGCCCGCAACACGGCTTTCAGCCGCAACGCAATCCTCCTGTCCACTCGCCTTCCCGCAAGCGTGCAGGGCGACTTGGCAACTGACCGTCAAGTTATCACCGACCCCGTTAGTGGAATCTCGTTTGAGCTTTCCATGTATCCCGGCGACCGCATGGTTCACTACGAGGTTGCCGCTTGCTGGGGCGTCACGGTCATCAAACCCGAACATCTCGCAATCATCGTTGGTTAATCAACGACCATGCAAGCTCCGCGCAATCAACTTCCAGCGGGCTACACCCTAACCATCATCGCGGACGCTGCCAGCAACGGCAGCGTCCGCAGGTTGGCGGGAAGCGGCAGCGCGACAACTTACGCCGCCGCCGACATTGCCGCCTCGACAACTACGGTTATCGGGCCGTTCCCGACTCCGCGACAATACGAGATTCTTTCCAGCGAGGGAGAATTAACGTATTCAATCGCGGAATCTGACACAAGCCCGCGAACCAGCGAAAACTTTGCCGATGAAATCAGCGATGAAACAGGAACAGGCGCGGCAGTATTCGGAACCGCTCCAACTCTCGCCGCACCAGCGATTACTTATCCAGTCGCTACGGCATCGGCTAACGGCGCAATCACGATCACATCAGGCGTTGTCAATATCACCAAGGCTGGCGTTTGCGCGCTGACATTGGCCGTTCCGACAACAGACGGAATTACTATCGTCGCAACATCATCCACTGCCAATGCGCATACGATTACCGCCACTGGCATAATTAGGGACGGCGTTGTGGGTGGACATAAAAGCCTAATTACATTTGCCGCATACGGAGGAGCAAGCGTGACGCTTGTTTCGATAGACGGGCATTGGAACGTAGTTTCAAAAAACAACGTCACGATTAGTTAATTTTACAAATGAGCCAGATCACCGACGCATTTGATTCGCTGGTGACGGCCATTAACGCCGCACGCGGCTCATCGCCAACGCTGACCATCGGCGCAATCACCGTTACCAGCATCCTTGTTGGCGACAACCCGATTGACCAACAGATATTTGACGGCGCATTGACCGACCCTGACGGCCCGCAAATCAGCAGCAAACTATCTTCGTGGTCAACCGTGCCGACTAAAAACGATACCGCAGTCCTAGCGGCATCAGACGGCGCAAACGGCACGTATGACGTAATGGATACCAACATTCACGACGGCATGATTTACATGAAACTTGGCAAGCGCGCAGGCTTATGAGCAACTTTGCTGAATACGATATTGAGCGCATGGTTATCACCATTCTCGCCGCGCAGACGGATTTGCCAGCCGCATTGCACCGCGACGTTGACGATGGCGCGGACAAGGATCGCATCATTGTCAGTTGCGACCCCCGCGAGGTTGAACTTGGCAACCGCGACGAGGGGCGCGCACCTTCACGATGGGGCGCAGATTTGACCGTTGAAATGCGCCTTGCCAGTATTACCGACATGGCAAAATTGCAACTATGGAGCACGGCTATTGACGCAGCTTTTGCGGGTTCAGTTCCCGCCGCGACTACATCTCTTTTTAACACGCTTTACGGATCGACGAATGGCTATTTTCAAATCAAGGCCGCAGACGGCGGAAGTCGCCAAGGGCCGGGATCGCAAGTGCGCGAATGGTCACGAACATTTCGCGTAGTTACGTCTTGACTTGTCGCAAGTAAGTTGCAATAAGCAACGCAGAAACCAATTCCAACCAATCCGCATGAAACTCTTACTCTTACTTTTTACCATGACTATCACCGGAACCGCAGGCCCAACTCACGGAATCCCATCTGACGAGACGGGCATCCTTATCAAATCTCTCGGACTCAGCTTTGAGCCGGAGTTTATTGACCCGCTTACAAACCGCGAAGGCGAACGCATCAACGAAGCGCGAGGCGCAGCTTGTAGCAAGATTAGCGTGACTGGAGAAATCAACGTCGCCACCGCTTCGGGCCTGTTGCTTGCGACATTCGTCGGAGCAATAGCCAACGGACTTACCAACACTATGGGCATGGCCGGAGCAACCGCCAACGGGCTTTTGGAAAACGCGGGCGGCTTGTATATGAACAGCGCAAAAATCGATCAATCCGCTACGGGATGGAGAACTTTCTCGGCAGAATACCAGCAATACGTTGGCATCGCCTAAACCAAAAACAAAGGCCGTGCGTGGCGGCATCAATAATACCACGCCCCTACCAATCAAACCAATGGATCAGTTTTTCTCTACGCCCTCGACACCGCTCGCAATCGCTCTTGAGCTTCTAGGCGTCCCGTGGGTGAATCCGCAATTCCCGTGTGCGATGACTTACACAGACAAGTTTCTTGCGGAGCACAAGCGGCATCTTGTCAGCCGTGGCAAATGGGAATCAGATACGCCATTCACCCCGCAGGACGCGCAACGCCTTGATCTAGTGGATCAATGCACCTACTTTTTCCAGAAAACACCGCTTCTCGCCGTGGTCTTGAAAGGATGGGAAAAAGGTTGTCAGGCGATCAAAGACACTGAGTTTCGCGTGCAGATTGACCAGATACAAGAGGAAGAGGCGGCGTGCTTGCTCGCAATCGCCCTTGGCCCGAACGGAAAGCGCGCCCGCATGATCGGCATGATGAAAGGAGCAGTCGCCAAGCTCGCCGTGCAATCCGAAAACGGCGATTGGACATTTTTCGGCAAAGACGCCAGCGCAGAGACAATTCAACATCTAACCCAATAAAACCAATATGGAAACACTTACAGACGACAACGCACCATCAACTCCCGCGCCTATCTCGCAAGACATGGGGCGCGTGTTCACCTTCGCGGGCATCACGCTAAAGCCTTTCTCGTTCAATCGCCGCGTCACATTCTTTCGCGTGCGGACGGACGACATCAGCGTTATCGAGTCGGCAATCTTGAAGTTGTTCATTTGCACTCAGTCACCCGCGCTGTGCGACTCCGCCCGTGGCGATGCCGCAAGTGCGTTTCGCGTCAAGGCTATGGAGTGGGCGGAAAAGCTCGGCATTGACAGCGCAGCGCGCACGAAAGAGGCAATGGAGGTATCGGACGCGATTGACAAAGACCTTGCCGACGCATTGAGCGTGGAACCGGACACAAAGGGCGGATCGGGAAACGGATAACGCCGGGCGGTGCCGCGTTCTACATAGGCACACTCTCGGCGGTCACGATGGGCAGCATGACGCCGCATCAGATCCTTTGGGACTTGTCGCAGGCAGACGGCGAGCGGCTGGAAAATACGTGGTGGATTACAACGGCAAACGAGACGGGCAAGAACCAGCTACGCCACACGCGCAAAGCAAAGCCCGTGAACGTGTCTGAGTTCATGGCGAAACGCCACTAGTTACCATTCGCAAACATTTTCATTGACGGAATCGGTGAAGCTGTGCATTTTGGTGGAAATCAATCCATGAAACTCCAATTGCTCACCGACTGCGCCGACCCCGAACCGCTTTTCCATTCTCCGTTATGGTGCGCGGAAGTGAAGCTAGATGGCGATTGGCGGCGTGTGGTTAAAAGCGGCAACGAAGTCATCGGATTCACCCGCGAAGGCAATCGCGTAGCACTCAGCGAAGAAACGGTTGCTCTCGCTATGCTTTCGCCGTTTGACTTCGTTCTCGACGGCGAGCAGATGCCAGCGGGCCGATTCGTGGCGTTCGACATTTACGGCTTGATGGGATCGCCCGTGCTTTCCGACAACAGCGCCCGCCGTGATATTTTGTGCGACGTATGGAGAGGCGAAGTTGTAGAGCGCGTCATTGGCGAGGAAGCAAAGCGCGAACTGTGCGAGCGCGTGAAGGCGAGCGGGGGCGAAGGTATCGTTCTGAAACGAGTGGATGCGCCCTACATGGAGGGACGCACGCCCTATTGCCAACGCTGGAAAAACTACCAGCAAGAAGTCTTTGAAGTCGCATCCGTGAACATCGCCAAGTGCTCAATCGAAGTCTCACGTCACGGCGTATCATTCGGAGGCGTGCCCGTGCAATCGCTCGCACGCTTGCCGAAAGTTGGCGACAAGATTCTTGTCAAATACGAGCGCGTGACGGAAAAAAACAAGCTGCTTCGTGCGGTGCTTGCCAAATGAAAACATCAACATTTGAAGATATTGCCATTGCGGTTGTCTCCTTTGCGCTCGCTTATCACGCATACCTGATTATCGCCGCGCTTGCAAAATGAAAACCATGAAAGCATACAAGGTCACGGTTACTCGCGTGATTATCGCTTTCGCCAAAAGCGACAGACAGGCGAAGCGGGTTGTGTTGAAAAACATGGATGAGGCATCAGACGGCGAGCCGGACGAAATTGTGATTCAGCAGGTTTCGTCTCTTGCTGATATTCCTGAAAAATGGCATCTTGAAGTCGCTTTTTGTCCTGATTCGTGCTTAGATATGGATTGCGATTATCCAGTGATAGACCGGCTGTTTTTAGTTCAATTCAAAACGCGCACTCGGAATCAGTTGCGCCGCAATCGTATTTTCAGCGATGAAGATTTAACCAGCAAGACAGAGGCCCAAATACAAAAGATCACGAATAACAAGAAATGCGTTAATGATATTAAGGAGTATTTAAGCACGAAGGGGCTTCGCCTTCTCATGCCAAGCGAAAAACTTGCAAAATAACCCCCGCCCGCGCATAGTCGGGGCGTGATTAAATACGATTTCAGCGGGCTAAACAAGGCTCTGGCGCAAAAGATACAGCTTTCTCGCACCCCCGTCGTGGACATCGTGCAGGATGCCGCGTTGAAAGTGCTTATCGGAAGCGGCACGGGCGATGGGCTTGTGCAGTTGACCCGCAAGGCTACTGCTGCCAGAATCAAGTCGGATTTGAACAAGCCCGTTTCCGGCAGGCTCGGCAAGCCGTCTAGTCCTCGCGGCAGAACAATTACGCGACCGCTGCTTTTCTGGCTTGCGCTGAATGTGCTAAAAAGGACGGGAGCGGGCTACATCCCTGAGATCGTAAAGCAGACAATGGCGGCAATCCTCAAAATGCGAATTGCTTCCCGCGCATACATTGCGGCAGGTTGGCTCTTCTGTGCGAGAGATTTACACGAAAAGTCTCCATACCTCCAAAAGAAGCACAAGCTCACACGGCTAAAGCAGCGCAACATCCCCACCGTTGACAAAGCAGCCGGCGGAACGGCTGCGCAATCGTTCAGTGTTACCTACACTGGAGATAAGCGGTGCAGCGTTAAGCTCTACAACACGTCGCGCGGCGGCGATACCGTAGGGATGGAGTTTGTTCAGCAGGCGATCAATAACGCCACCTCAGATATCAAGGTCTATATTGACAGAAAGGCCGTTAGTGAAGTTCTGAAGGAGAAGTTCCGGGGCACTAGCTTTTCAGTGAAGGCTTAACGCAATTTGCTTGCACTTTGCGGGGGATTGAGATATGCGCTTCGTAACCTATGCCCGCATCTGCCCACGGTTTAATCGAGATAGAAGTAGTGATGTCCGAAGCTGCGGGCAACTCGCAGGTTATGGCCGCGCAGGAGGCTAAGGCAAGGGCGTCATCCAAGAGGATTTCAGACTTTGAGCGTCAGATGATGGCAACTGCCGCGTTGGAAAAAAAGCGATATATCGCAGAAGGCAGCGAACAAGAGGAACGGGCCGTTGATCGGATAATCACAAAGTTACAAAAAGCGAACGAATACAGGCGCATTGGATTCACGCCAGAAAAGGCGGGGCGCATGGCGTCTAAAGATGTCGAATACGAGTCGCAGATTGCCGCGAGGCAAAAGGCCGCTGAACTAGCGAAGAACATAGAAGTATCGCAGGCGTCTCTAAATGCTCAGAAACTAAGGGAACTTGAAACAGCTAAGCAGATTGCGGAAAAGCAGGCTTCAATCGCATCGTCAAACGCTAAGGAACAGGCGGCGATGCAAAAGAAGATTCAGCTTATGGCCGCGATTGCGGCTGGCGACAAGCAGCGCGAGCAACACTTGCGCGCAATGGCGACTTTGGAAAGAAATGTGCAGGCCGGACTAAACGCTGGCATGAAGCCGTCAGAGGCATTGCAGCAGGCGCGCACGATGCTTCGTCTTGAGCAAAGCATTTCCCAAGAAAAGCAGAAGCAAGTAGCGGTTGGCGGCGGGCCGGGCGGCGCGGCATACTCAGGCGCTCGCCGTGGCTCTGCCTTCGCTGGCGGTCAAAACGCAGCCTATCGCGTCGGGATGGTATCACAGCAGGCGCAGGACGTGGCAGTATCGCTGCAAATGGGAATGAGCGCGAGTCGCGTGATTGCACAGCAGGGATCTCAGATTGCCAGCATCTTCGGGCCGAAAGGAATGGTCATCGGCGGCGTGATCGCGATTGGCGCGGCAATGTGGGAATTTGCGAGCGGAACGGAGAAGGCTGCAAGAAAAGCAAAAGAGCTTGAAGATCACATTAGGGAAATGGCGAGCATAAACGCCAAAACAAAGGCCATTGCCGCAGACACTGCCGCATCTATTGCGACCAGAGAAAGGGGCGCAACCGCTGGCTCTATAATTTCCGCAAATGAAGATTATCAAAGGAAGATGCAGGAGTTGCGAGACAAGATGGTTGATCTTAATAGAGAGAGGGCGCAAAAAATGCAGGGCGCTACTGTTGGATTGGGGCTACCTAATTTCGACACAGCGGAAAGGCGGCGAATAGCGACTGAGTATGACGCTAGGAAGGCCGCGCTACAAAAGCAGGGGCAAGAAATTCGCGCAGCGGCGGAGGAAGCAGGTGTAGATATAAACACAAAGGGCCGAGCCGCATATATTGACTCAATAACAGAATCAAAAAATGCCGCCGCGCTTAGTGATGCTAGGGCGCGAGAACAAACGGAGGCAGACAAGCAGAACACAGAGGATCTTCAACGCGAATTGAATTTTATATCAAAAAGAAATTCAATTCGAGATTCATCCCGCACAGCAGACCAAAAAAACAGAGAGTATGGAATGCTTGCCGATGCTCGCATGGCGGAAATTGAAGAGATTTCCGCACAGAGAAAACGCAAGCGCGAAGAAGATAACTCCGCGTTGTATGTAAAAAGCGCAGAGGAACAAGTAAGGCTGACATCAGAGAAAACAAAAGCCGAAAAAGACGCCTCTCAATTCCGAGACACTAGCGCGCAAAAATATCTTCGTATTCAGTCTGAAATTTCAGCACTCGAAAAAGATTACAACATGGGGCGTCTTGAAAGGGAAACCAAGATTGCACAGAAAAAGCTGGAGCTATTGAATCAGGAGGAAGGGGCGATCAAGGAGATCGAGTCAATGCGACGGGAGGGCTTTGAGTTTACCAAGGCCGGACTTGCGGGCAGCGAGGCGCAGAACAAGCGCAAGGTTATCGAAATGGAGATGGATTTACTGAACAAGAAAAAGGCGTTTTCGCCGATTGAGGCGCAGCAAATCGCCAATAAGCTCGAATTGCTCCGCAGGGAGCAGGTGAACGAGAATTTCAACATGGGCGCAATGGGCGCGGGCGGCATGGGCGCGTTTAATCGCAACCGCAAGGCGCAGGAGCGGGCGCAAGACATGGCAGAAAGGCGCGCCCTCGAAAACATGGGGTTGATAGGAATCCAAAAAGGAGTTGGCGGCGAGATTATCGCCGGAACCGATCCTGTAACTGGAAGGAAATTAACCAAAGACGAGCTTGCAAAGCGCAAGGCAGACATGGCCGCAGAAAAGATGCGCAGAGACATGGAGCGAAAAGCGGCAGCCGGAGATAAAGAGGCGCAGGAACGATTGAAGCGCGTGCGATGGGGCAACGAGGGCGGCAATGACGGGAAGATCGCCGCTGGATTTTCCGAAGATCAAATTAAGTTTCTGTCCACAAGCATTGCCGACGCAGTGAAAGAACTCATCGCAAAATGACCTACCTCAATTCCAGCGGAGAAACATTTGTAGAGCAGCCCGGCGCACAACTCACGATTGACGCATGGGGATTGGACTCCATCACGCGCAAGTATAGCGGCAAGGTGGCGAACATTCCCGATTTCATCGCTACGCTTCGCAAGAATCGCAACAAGCCAGATGCGGAATACAATGCGCTGACGCTCACGAATTACACCATCAGCAAAGGGCGCGCATGGGCGGAAGTTGACATAAATTACAAGGGCACGTTTGACGGCAAGTTGCCCGCGCCCATATATACTGGCGGCGGCATGACCACGCAAAGCGTTCAACTGGATTACAAAAACACCGTTGTTGAGCAGCTTTCGGCGGCATTGGGAGTCACCTACACAAAGCCGACCACCACGTTGACCTACAAAGCGCCAAGCATCGGCATTAAATACGTGCTTCGCAATCGTCCCGCAACGGCGACATATCCGCAGGAACTTGGCGGCATCACGCCATCGCTGCAAATTGTCAACCAGACGGGCGCACGGGGCGGAATCGCTATCGTGCCATTGTCTCAGCCTCGCATCAGCAACGTGCCTGTCTATTACGGAGTTGACCCCGACACTGGCGAGATTGTTCCCGCGCCATTTCCCGCGCAAGAATACTTGTTCAATGGCATTGCGAACATTGTCAACGAAGGGCCGACATGGACGCAAGAGGGGCAATACTACCTTTGCGAAGAAAAGAATCAGGTTGTCATCATGCCTTTTGACTTCGCCTCCCTCCTTTGGAATATCAACTTGAACCAGTCGCAAACGTAAGATGCCACGCATAGACGCTGACGCAAAGAACATCCCGCATTTTGAGGGCGGAAACGTGCGACAACGCGACCACTTGAACAAGGTAGTGGACGCGCTGAATCATGCAAACAACATGATTGAGCAGCTAGAGGTTGGGCAGAACGCGCAAAACCCGCTGCAAATGATTGTCGGCAACGCACGCGGAGACCGTTACTCGCTTGTCGAAGTTGCAAACGCGAATCACATCAAAGACTTTGGCGCGTTTTACCCTACCAAGCTGACACCGTGGCAACCGATTATCAAAGGCGCGGACACGAACGACGAGGGGCGCGCAAAGAGGCTTTACGTGGATTTCAACCCACTCTCTACGCTTTGGGGAGTCGGGGGTAGCTCATGGGACAACACAGGGCAGGAATGGGATAAACAAGTTGCCATCACTGGCTTTGAAGTGCCGACGCACGAACCCGTTTCCGTCACGCGCGGCACGGATGTCATTTACTTGGAGGTTGTCGTTGGAGCGTATTGCTCGCTAACGAGCGCGACACTTAGAAGCGGGCCAAGATGGGCGGCATGGCCAGATTCCTACACTAAAACAGGCGGCGGATATGACGAAACGTATCAAAGCGGCGCGACCATTTATCAACTCCTTGTCAGCTTTCGGCCTGCGCGCACGGAAACACAAGGCGAAAAGGTGGATGTGATTTTCGAGGACGGCATCAAATACGCCATGATTCAACACACTTGCAACGATCTACTCGTCGGCATCCTTCGCCAAAACTACGGCTCTGGCGCAATCGGAGACTTCATCGCGCTGTTGCCGTGGTTTAAGACTTATCGCAGCACTTGACAATGACCCCTAACGCAAGCTACTAACAATAACGATGTCGCCCGCAATTTTCAATATCAACCTCCAAGATGAAACGGCGTCGGGATTGCTTTCGAGCGCGTCCAGCGAAAGCCTCGCGCAAAATCCGGCCTTTATTCGCCGGGACGGGCGGGATCGTAGCGTTCGCTTTCTTGCGCCATCGGGCGACGGCACGTTTGACGACGCGGGCGTTGACGGATCCTCGCTTGTGGAGGTTGCCATTGGCACGCCAGACGATCCGCCAACTTCCGGCACGTTTGGGCTTTCCTACCTTGGCGACTCCACGGGATTAACCGCCCTCGCCTACAACATCACGGCAGCGGCACTTGAAACCGCGTTGAACGCCAATCCCGCAATTACAGCCGCAGGCGGCGTAAAAGTCACGAAAGATGACGGGCTTTATATCATAGCATTCAACACGGTTGGCGCACGTTCATTGCTTGTATTCTCTAAGGGAACGCTTTCGCCGTCCGTCATCAGCACAAACAACGTCCTAGAAGTTCAAACGGGCGATGCGAGCACGCAGGAAGTGCAAGTTGTCGTTCTCAAAAAAGGTTATCTCGCCTATTCATCCGACTTCGCGCAGGATGCCAGCGGGAGTATTTCACAGACGAATGTGCAGACTGGCACGGCGAGCGTCCCGCAGATCACCCGCATTGCCATCACGGGCAACGTAAAGGGCGGCAGTTGGATTCTGAACACGGCGCAGGCGCAAGTTGTCAAAGTCTATTGCCCATCGGGAACAACGGGCTATCTCGGCGGCGGTTATTTCATACTTCACGATGCAACTGGCAGCGTGGGTGTTTGGATTAACTCAGGCTCAACTACGATGCCAGCGGCGGTTGCGGCGTGTGACCGCAGCATAGAGATTACGGGCGTCCTCATTGGCGACACTTCAACGCAAGTCGCCACGAAGCTAACAACGATCATTGATGCCGACGCGCAATTTACCGCGACAAGCAGCAGCGCGATTATCACCATTACACAAGTAGCAAGCGGTGCGCGCTCGGCTCCAACCACCAGCGGCGTGTATGGAGTCGCGGAAACCACGGCAGGCTATTCGATTGCCGCCAGCTTCCCATACGACGCCACGGCGCAAACCATCAGCGCGCAGCTAGGCACGCTCTACTACGTGAACAAGGTTTCCGCAAAGGAATGGGAATTGACGGGCCGCACCACGGGCGCACAGGCGGCACTTACGCTGACAAGCAACCTACTTTGGCAGCTCACTTGGACTGGCACGCTTTCACTGTCCACATGGGCAATGTATGTGGAGTTTGCCACGGCTGGCACGGATGAAATCACCCGCACCTTTGAAGTTCAAGTTACGGAACCTAGCGAACAGCCGATCAAGGCGTTGTCAATTTCCTGCACCATTCGCCGCGACGTGATAGACGTTGGCAATCTCACAACGGCAACGTCTTCGATGTTCGGCTATTTCAATAGCACGATCACGGGATACACGGGCGGCACGGCAACAGATTTGGATAGCCTTGTGACAACCAATCGCGCCGTTCCTTGCTTGCTCGCCTTTGACCACGCCAGCTTTGGCGGCAAGGTGTTCAAACTTCGCGCCGGAACCGACGCAGAATCCAGCCCGGCGATCATACGTCCCGATGATTACAACGCATCTACCAACGCCAAAGTTTGGCAAGCCTTTCAATAACCTATGCCCGTCTCTACATCAGCCGTAAAAGTAAATCCAGTCACGGGCGCGCTCATTGATCCGCCTGTTGCCACCTTCGCCGCTGCCAACGGATTACTCACGGGCGGAAGTTCCGACGCCAAAGACAGTGTGCGCGCTGCCACAACGACCAACGGCACGCTCGCCACAGCGTTTGAAAACGGCGATACCATTGACGGAATCGTATTAGCAACGGGCGACCGCATCCTCATTAAAAACCAATCCGCCCCCGCTGAAAACGGCATCTACGTCGTCGCCGCATCGGGCGCACCAGCCCGCGCCACCGACTTTGACGCATGGACTGAAATAGTGGGCGCTTTTGTTTCAGTCGAGGCGGGCACGGTCAACGCCGGGACGCAATGGCTTTGCAACGTAGTCGCAGGCGGCACGCTTGGCGTTACGGCGATTACCTTTGTCGTGCCAAAGAACTTCGTGGATGTAACCACGGCGCAAAACATAGGCGGCCTTAAAACATTTACGGCTGGATTAAACACGACTGGCGCAACTTCGGAAATCTCAACAAGCGGGGCAAACGCATATATCAAAACGACTGGCGCGTATGCCGCTATTTCAACTGAGGGAGAATATGGTGGAATCAACACGATTGGCGCAAGTGCAAGCATCCAAACGAGCGGACTCGACGCCACTATTTTTACCACGGGAGCCAACGCGCACATTTTTACATACAACTCTGGCGCATATATCCAGACACGTTCTACGTTCAAACTTTTTGGCGGCACATACACAACGACGATTTCGCACGCGGCTACTGCAAACCGCGCCCTTGCTCTGCCAGATGCAGACGGCACGCTGCTTTCCACCGCCGACCTCGGCGTATCTGTGCAAGCCTACGACGCAGACCTGACAACGTGGGCGGGCATCACGCCGGGCGCTGGCGTTGCTACCGCGCTCGCCGTCGCCAATAACTCAGCAGGCGGCTACTCGCCGATTGACGGCACAGCCACGCTTTCAAATAAAACGCTGACAGCCCCCAAGTTCGCCAGCGGCGGTTTCATCGCAGACGCGAACGGCAATGAGTTGCTGATTTTCACCACCACGGCGAGCGCGGTGAATGAATTGACCTACGCAAACGCGGCGACGGGCGTCTCGCCGACCCTGACCGCGAGCGGCGGCGACACGAATATCAGCATCAGTCTTGTGCCCAAGGGCACTGGCGGCATCCTGATTCCCAATGGCGCGGCGGCAACCCCTGCATGGCGGTTTGCGTCGGATACGGATTGCGGAGCCTATTATATCGGCACAAACAATTTCGGATTTGCGACAGCAGGGGTTTTGCGGTGGCACATTTCCTCAAGCGGACACCTGTTTTCCGGCTCTGGAAATTACGACTACAACATCGCCGCGAGCCTATTGCTTGGCAGCAGCGGAAGTGCAACGGCCCCAACCTTCAGCTTCGGCAGTTCCGGCGACACGAACTCCGGGATGTATCGCGTCGGCGAGGATCAAATCGGCTTCACGGCTGGCGGCACATTGCGCCTCACGGTCAGCACAACTGGCGTTACCCTTGCTAACGCTCTCGCCGTCACAGGAGCGACTACGCTGACGGGGCTTCTCACAGCTAACGGCGGAATCACTTTAGGCGATGCGCAGAACATCGCTTTCAACACGACGACCGGAACGAAGATAGGCGCGGCAACAACGCAGAAACTCAGCTTCTGGAATGCGACGCCAATCGTTCAGCCGACAACGGCAGTTTCCAGTGCGACCGTTGCAAGCCCCGGCGGGGGAACAAATCTCAAAACGGACGACACGTTTGACGGCTACACGATTGCACAAGTAGTCAAAGCGCTACGGAACGCCGGACTCTTAGCCTAACCCACAAACCCATGAAATCACTGTTTCAAATTCAAACCGAATCCGGCCAGCTATGGCTCGACATCAAAGCACAACTCGACGCGAAGGATGCGGCGTTTGCGGAATTATCAGCCGAGTGCAGCCGACTCGCCGCGCTGCTCGCAGAAGCCTCCGCCGCTTTTGACGAGGGCGACATTGCCAAGCTGACAGCGATGCGCGCTGCTGCGCTGCAAACTGAGAACGAAAAGAAACTCGCCGCCGCACTTGCTAAAAAGGCAGAGGCGGAAGCCGAGATTGCCGCACTTACAGAATAAGCCATGACGCTCGAAAACGCCTTGCTCATAGCCGTAAGCTCCGTGACTGGCGCCTTATGTTTTCTTGCAAAAATCCTTTGGCATCGCAGCGAGCAATGCGAGACTGACCGCAAAGAGCTGCGAAGTGCAATCGAGTCGGTGAAAACACAAGCGGGCGAAAACCACGGTATGCTAATGGCTTACAGAATGTGTCCCGGCAAGCCATGCCCTTTCAAGGAAACAACAAAACTATGAACAACTACAAAACAACCATCGCAGCCATCGCCTATGCACTAGG